ATAGTTTCAATTTGTTTTTTAAAAGATAAATAATCTCTTTTATTAACTAACTGTCTAGCTTTTATTCTTCTTTTAATATTTACTTTTTTAGCTATAGTATTAACAATAGCATCTTGTTCAAATTTTCTTAATTGTTTCATAGTTTACCTTATTGTTTGTATTTGATACTTAGTAGGTTCATAGTTTTGTCTAAAAGGTGTAATAGATACTATCTTAAAACCTTTTTTGTACATAATAAATATGTCTTCTCTGTGAGAATGATTTTCTAAGTATCTATATTTTTTATCTTTTAGATGTCTCTTAGCACTTTCTAAAGTATTAAATATTTGTTTCATAGTTTTTTAATGTTGTTGATGAATGTTGGAGCATGGTACAGTACGTCTTGCATTTTGTCAACACAAGACGTACACCATAAATAGTCTTTATCCGAACAAAGCTTTGTTCATTCGTTGGAACAAAGTAGGTTGTTCAAAATCTCTATTTAAACGTAAAGTTTTGAAAGCATCTAAATATTCATCAGTTATCCTAAAGTTTTCAGGAACTTCAAGAACCTGCATCATAGGATTACGTTTACCAATACCAACTTTTTGATAGAACCTAACATTTCTTTGAGGGTGTTTTTTCAAAACATTTAAAGAAACTTTCCCAACATGAGTTGTATTGAAAGTATCTCCTGATGTATATTCATATCTATCTTTAAGTTTTCTAACTCTAGCGATAGAAACATTCTCGTCATCACAAAGTTTCCAAAAAGTTTGTACTTCTGATGGTGCATTAGTGATAGCAGTTGTGGTTGCTGAACCTTTATTTGTATAAGTAATAGCCATAGTTTTTATTATTTATAGTTAAATTAAACTTTAGTTAAGGTCAAAGTCGTAACCTAATCGTCAAACAAATCTAAACCTTCTAAGGCATCTTCATTGTTTTCCAAATCCGTTAAAAATTCTTGTAATCTATCTAGCATATCATTCTCCTTATAAATACTTTGACGTTGCTTTGATGTTGGGAAGTATGGCATACGACTCATTGATTGTCAACACAAGACGCACACCATAAATAAACTCTATATCTAATTACTTCCATGATAAATGTTTGGGATTAACAAAGTAGTCACGAGGTTGTTTCGTAAACCCGTAATCTTTGTACCATTCTCGCTTTCGCTTTTGCCCTGAAACAAAACTATCTGACTCAGCATCTCGTCTCCATTGAACAAAAGCTTTAGTTTTAAAGTTTTCAAGCGACAGTCTAGCTTTATGCGAATTACTACGCATAGTAACCCACTTTCGACCAATCTTTATCTGATACATTCTGTGACCAAACTTTCCCATAAAGAAAGTCTCAAAGTGGTCAGACATTTGAGGGTTCAAAAGTCTTTCTTGTCTTTCAGGTGAAATCGTTTCATATAGTTTTTCCATGTTTATCTCCTTAATGTTTTGTGATTAAACCTCTGAGAAGGTACTCAGCTTCGTCTAAATGTTCTACTGCTTTTTCCAAATCATCAAAGTTTATTGTAGGAAAGTTAGCTCTAATTTCATCATAGCCATCTCCACTAGGTTTACTGGCAAGAACTATCATGTCTAGGAACATCATCATTCCCCTAATATCTTTAGAAAGAGCTTCAAAGGTTTCATTCTTCATCTGCTCAAAGGTTGGAGTTGGTTTCAATTCTATTACGTTATCTTTTTTCTTATTCATAATAATATTTTATTTGTTGTACTGTGGCACAATTGCCAAAGCCACTCCATTAAAACACCATTTCATTTTTTGTCAAGTGCCAAACGTACAGGCATAAATAAACTTTACCTATAAATACTTACACACATAATCATTATAATCTTTGCATTCCCCTGTCAGCTCTGCCAAATAGTTAAAACGTGTAGACGCATAAGTACTTACACATAAGTATCTATGTAGTCCTTACGTAAAGACTAAAAAATACTAATGGCAAAGTTACTCTAAAGAGTAAAATTTTTATTAGAAAAAAGTTGTTGACAAGGGTTGACTCAGAATTTACTCTGTAATGGCAAATTTCGGCAACGGTGCTGAAATCTTTAATAACTGCCCTTTAGGGCAAGGAATGAAAAAATGGCAAAAACTGCTAAAAATGGTGCTAAAGCACCAAACCAAAAATTTAATCCAGAAGCTAGAGCTTCTTATCCTCAAGTAATGAAAATTGCTATGCATTTTTCAAAACTGGCTAAATGTCCAAAGGACATTAAGTTTGGAACTTTGAGAGGTCATTTTTTAGCAAGGCTAAACGACCAAAAGAAACCTTTGACTCAAGGTCAAGTTTCTAAACTTCTTACGTTGAAAGCTGTTCCAGCTTCAGATTTGAAGTCCATGAGAGCTTATAAAGATTTTCAATCTTCATAAGCAGTTTGGGATTAGGGAGCTTTATGCTCCCTTTTTCCTCTAAATTTTTATATAAAAATTGGAGAAAATTTATGAGTATAAATTTTGAAGTTTCTAAACACTTATTCTTAGATGGTTTACATCTAAAAACAGAGTTTGAGAATGGATATGAGATATCCATTGTTCCTAGTCAAATCCCTTTTGGGATTAATAATTTTCAAGGTAACCCTGAAAGGGTTGAACTAGGGATTTTCTTTCAAGGTACTATGATTAGTACCTTTAGTGATGAAGACCTAACTTTCTTGTCTCCGACAAGGGCTTTAGAAATCTGTGAAGAGGTCAAAGACCTCAATCCAAATATCTAATCAGATATTTGAACTTTAAAGGGAGCTTTATAGCTCCCTTTTTTTTGTTCCAACAACTACCAGGTATCTTTCAGATACTTGGTATCAATCCAATTTAGAGCCATTTTAAGCCCCGTAGAGCTTCAAAAACTATCGAACCCTTGTCACCCTACCAATAGGAGTTAAAAACTCCGTAAACCTTTGATTTAACTATTAAACTTTTAAAGTCTTTAAAGACTTTAGAGTTATAATAAATTCACATAATTTCTTTAGAAATTCTGTAAACTTCATAGTCTTTCTAGCTCTAGCAAGCTAGAAAATCTCTTAGCTCTAGCTTGTAAACCTTTTTAAGTCTGAAAGACTTTCCTAGACTTTAAAGTTTTCAAAACTCTGTAGAGTTTCTGGGGTAGGCAGGTAGCCACCCCCTCCTCCCCCTATATATGCACATGCGTATACATTTTTGGAAGATTTGAAGTGTTAAGTTGAAGGGTACGACCGGACATTAAAGAGCTTTAAAGTAGGCAGGTGTGTATAGATGTAAAACCCCCTACCGGACAAGTCCTCATTATATAGATAGAATTGAGTGTTGTCAAGCATTTTTGTATTTATTTGTTATAGACTTGACAAAATCATACTCATACCTTATAATAAAGAACATGAATCTACCCGTTACTAAAAGAAAACTAACAGAAAAGCAACAATCTTTTCTAAGTAACCTTATAGAAACCAAAGGAGATTTAAAGCTTTCTGCTGAACTTGCAGGCTATGCAGGAAATCACTACCAAGTTATAAATAGTCTTAAACAAGAAATAGTTGAATTAGCCTCAACAGTCCTCGCAAGGGAAGCACCAAAGGCAGCTTTTAAACTCGTTGAAGTTATGGAAAGTAACACAGCTATGCCCCAAGCAAATGTAAAGCTACAGGCAGCTCAAACAATCTTAGATAGGGTTGGTGTTTCTAAAACAGAACGGATGCAAGTAGACCATAATGTTTCTGGTGGTATATTTATTTTACCTGAAAAGGAAACAATAGATATACAAGCAGAAGACGCTCAATATGAAAATATTCCTAACTGAATACCATGTAGACAATAAAGTCTATGCAGGTGTTAATATATTTGCTCCTACTGATTATGAAGCAGAGCTTATTGCAGAACAACAAGGAGTAACTATCATAGGAGAAATAACAGGTGTAAAATTTAGACCTGAGTTTTCAGATTATTTACGTACAGAAGAAAAAACATTACACTAATGGCAGCAAAGAAAAAGAAATCAACAGTAAACAAAGCAGGTAACTATACGAAACCTACTATGCGTAAAAGACTCTTTGAAAAGATAAAAGCAGGTTCTAAAGGTGGACGTGCAGGACAATGGAGTGCTAGAAAAGCACAAATGCTTGCAAAACAATATAAAGCTAAAGGTGGAGGTTATAAGTAATGGCACTTAAGAAATCTCAAAAGTCTCTTAAGCGTTGGACAAAGCAAAAGTGGAGAACCCCGAGTGGTAAGAAGTCTTCAGAGACTGGAGAAGTCTATGCACCTTCAGCTACAATAAAGAAACTTAAATCAACACCTAAAGGTCGTAAAAAACTAGCAGCAGCAAATAAAAAGAAACGAGCAGCTACTGCAAAAGGAAAACAACATGCTCGTCATGGTTTGCATAAAGGAAAAAAACGATGAGAGAAGAATATAAGAAAGGTGGTAGAGCTAAAAAGAAACGTGACCCACGACTTGCAAGAGCAGGAGTTTCAGGATATAATAAACCTAAACGGACTCCTAATCATAAAACTAAATCACATGTAGTTGTGGCTAAAGTTGGAGATAAAATAAAAACAATTCGTTTTGGGCAACAAGGTGTTCGTGGTGCAGGTAAAAATCCTAAAACTGCTAAAGATAAAGCACGTAAAAGAAGTTACTATGCTAGACATAATGCTCAAGATTCTTCACCTAGTAAATTAAGTGCTAGGTATTGGTCACACAAAGTTAAATGGTAAAATGCCACAGTTAGGTTCAGACAGACAACCAATTAAATTTAAACCTCTAGCTAAACAAAAAGCTAGGTTATCTATGCGTGGTAAAGGTATTAAAGACCAAAAACAGTTTGAAAAAAATTGGGATAAGATATTTAACAAAAAATAATGGCTTATTCACAGCAAGTAGTAAAACGTTTTGAAAGTGTTTTAAATGACCCTGAGAAACATGCAGTAGGTAGATTTGATGTAAATGACCCAAACGTAGCTACAGGAATGACAGGTGCTCCTGCTTGTGGAGATGTAATGCGTTTACAATTAAAACTTAACAATGATATAATTGAGGATGTTAAGTTTAAAACATATGGATGTGGTTCTGCGATAGCATCTAGTACGATGTTTGTAGATATGTTAAAAGGTAAAACAATATCAGAAGCAAAACAAATTAAAGATAAAGATATTGCAAAAGCCTTAGATTTACCTCCTATCAAATTACATTGTAGTGTGTTAGCTGAAGAAAGTATTACTAAAGCTATAGAAAACTGGGAACAGAAACTTTCTCATCGACAACACAATCAATGATTCCAAAAGATTACATAAAGAAAAAAAGTAAAACTATCCCCTTTGGTTATGAAGTAAGTGAATTTGAGGGATGGTTACGACCTATTCCATCTCAAATATTTATACTTAATAAATATATTAAAGAAGTAAAAGATGGTTCATTATCATTACGAGAAGCATCTGAATTAATTTCTAGTGAAACAAAACGAAAGATTAGTCATGTAGGTCTGTCTAAACTTGTACAAAAAAATAAAGGTGGTAGACCTAAAGGTTCTAAATCTAATTATAATTATTCTACTACACAAAAAAGAAAACAACTGGTAGCAAGAGAAGCTAAAAAACTTGCAAAAGAAAAAGAAAAGTTAAAACGTAAAGAAGAAAAAATTCAAAAAGAAAAAGAAGTTTTAACTAAAACAACAGAAACAAAAAACAATCAAGTAGTAATTGATTCTGAGTTAGAAGCTGTAGCTCCTTCTGTTCAAGAAATTATAAAAGAAAATAATGTTATCTTTCATCCTAATGAAGGACCACAAACTAAATTCTTAGCTGCAGATGAAAAAGATGTTCTTTATGGTGGAGCTGCAGGTGGTGGTAAAAGCTATGCTATGCTTATCGACCCATTACGTTATGCACATAAAAAAGCTCATCGTGGTTTAATACTTAGACGTTCTATGCCAGAGTTACGAGAACTCATAGACAAATCCAGAGAATTATACCCACAAGCATTTCCCGGTTGTAAATTTAAAGAAGTAGAAAAAGTTTGGAACTTTCCAAGTGGAGCAAAGATAGAGTTTGGTTTCTTAGAAAGAGATGCAGATGTATATAGATATCAAGGACAAGCATACTCATGGATAGGTTTTGATGAGATAACACATTTACCTACAGATTTTGGTTGGAACTATCTTGCATCTAGGTTACGTACTACTGACCCTGAAATTAAAACTTACTTACGTTGTACTGCAAACCCCGGAGGTGTTGGAGCACATTGGGTAAAAAACAGATATATAAATCCTTCAGAACCTGATAAAAGTTTTTTAGGTTCAGATGGTTTAACAAGAAAGTTTATTCCTGCCAAACTAACAGATAATCCTTATTTATCAGAAGATGGTATGTATGAGCAAATGCTTAACTCATTGCCACCTGTTCAAAGAAAACAATTACTAGAAGGTAACTGGGATGTAAATGAAGGAGCAGCCTTTGTAGAATTTGACCCTGACGTTCATGTTGTACCTCCATTTCAAATTCCTATTGCTTGGGAACGTTTAAAAGGTATTGACTATGGCTATGCATCTGAGTCATGTTGTTTGTGGGGAACAATCGACATTGAGGATGGAACACTCATTATCTATCGTGAACTGTATCGAAAAGGCTTGACAGGTCAAGAATTAGGCTCTATAATAACAGAAATGGAAAGGGAAGACCCTTTTTCTGTAAATGGTGTATTAGATACAGCAGCATGGGCAAATACAGGAACAACTGGTCCAACTGTTGGAGAAGCTTTATTAAAAGCAGGACATAAACTGAGACGAGCAGATAAAAATAGAATTCAAGGTAAAATCCAAATACACGAATATTTGAAATTAAAAGATAACGGAAGACCAAGGTTGCAAGTATTTAATACTTGTCCTAATTTAATTAGAGAACTACAAAGTATTCCATTATCTAAAACGAATCCAGAAGATGTGGATACACATGCTTCGGACCACGCATATGATGCTTTAAGATATATGATTATGAGCAGACCAAGAGTGGCAAATACATTTGACAGATTACGACAGTTAAAACAAGAAAGGTACGCTCCATCAGATTCTACTTTTGGATATTAAAATATGGCAGAAACAGATAATACATTTTTAAATGCTGACAATATCTACGAGGAAGTAGAAGGAGAAGCAGGAAAGAATCTAACATTAGAACAAGACCAACAACAAAATTTAGTTGGTATTATTAAAGGTCGCTTTGCATTATCAGAAGATGCTAGAACAGGTGACGAAAAAAGATGGTTCACAGCGTACGAAAATTATAGAGGATTATATAATAACTCTGTAAAATTTAGAGAATCAGAAAAATCTAGAATATTTGTAAAGATAACTAAAACAAAAGTACTAGCTGCTTTTGGTCAATTAGTTGATGTTATCTTTGGTACAGGTAAGTTTCCACTAAGTATTTCAGAAACAAAACTCCCAGAAGGAGAAAAAGGACAAGCATATTTAGATATGAATAATCCTAGTCCTTCATTAGATATTCCAGATAATATAGGAAACAGAATGGAAGATGCCCCTCAAGGGCAGATGCTTGATGATGATGTAGGATATTCAGGTGATGGTAGGGTTTTAAAACCCGGAGCTACGTTGAGTGATGGTTTGTTTGCAGATACAGTTGATAAAATTGCAGAACCATTTTTACAAGAAGGCACAATGCCATTACCTGAAATTCCTGAAATTAATCCTGCACAAAAAGCAGCTCGTAGAATGGAAACATTAATTCATGACCAAATTGATGAGTCTAATGGTTCATCTGAAATAAGAAATGCTTTACTTGAATCAGCATTATTAGGAACAGGAATTGTTAAAGGTCCATTTAATTTTAATAAAGTTTTAAATAATTGGACTACAGATGAAGAAGGTAATAGAACATATACTCCCTCAGAAGTTAGAGTACCTAGAATTGAGTTTGTAAGTTGTTGGGATTTTTATCCTGACCCTGCTGCAACCAACATTGATGAATGTGAATTTATTATTCATAGACACAAAATGAATCGTAGTCAATTAAGGCAACTAAGAAGTATGCCTTATTTTGATGAAGATGCTATTAGAGAATGTTTGCAAGAAGGACCAAACTATGTTGAAAAACCATATGAGTCTAGATTAAAAGATGATTATGAATCAGATGCATCTTATAATCCTAACTTTGAAGTTTTAGAATATTGGGGTATTATGGATGCTGAATATGCTAGAGAAGTTGGCATAGACCTTCCAGATACTATTGATGATTTAGATGAAGTCCAAATAAATGCATGGATATGTGGTGACTCTTTACTAAGAGCAGTTATTAATCCATTTACTCCTGCTCGTATACCATATCATTCTTTCCCATATGAAAGAAACCCTTATAGTTTCTTTGGTATTGGAGTAGCAGAGAATATGGATGATTCTCAACAGATTATGAATGGACATGCTAGAATGGCTATAGATAATTTAGCATTAGCAGGTTCATTAGTTTTTGATGTAGATGAGTCTGCTTTAGTTGGTGGACAATCTATGGAAGTGTATCCCGGAAAAGTCTTTAGAAGACAGGCAGGGATGCCGGGGCAATCTATTTATGGATTGAAGTTTCCTAATACTGCACCTGAAAACATGATGATGTTTGATAGGTTTAGACAATTAGCAGACGAACAAACAGGTATACCAAGTTACTCTCACGGACATACGGGAGTACAAAGTATGACAAGAACAGCATCAGGCATGTCAATGTTGTTAGGTGCATCAAGTTTAAATATTAAAACAGTTGTTAAAAATCTTGACGACTTTTTATTAAAACCTTTAGGAGAAGCATACTTCCAATGGAATATGCAATTCTTTGATGGTTCACTTGATGTTATGGGAGATTTAGAAGTTAAAGCTACAGGAACAAATAGTTTAATGCAGAAAGAAGTTAGGTCACAAAGGCTGACTATGTTCTTACAAACTGCACAAAGTCCTGCTATTGCTCCTTTTGTTAAGATTTCTAAACTCGTTAGTGAACTAGCCTACAGCTTAGATTTAGACCCTGATGAAATACTCAACGACCCTGAAGAAGCTGCAATGATGGCACAGATAATAGGAATGCAAAATAATGTTGGACAAGAAACAGGCTCAGAAACTCAACCCCTTAGTGAACCATCCCCAATGGGAGGAGTTGGAGGAACACCTGAAGAACCTCAAGACCTCGGACCTACAGGTACTGGTGGTGGCAACATCGGAACAGGAAATGTTCCGGTTGCAGGGGAGAGTGAGTTCTCTGGATAGAATTTTAAATTTAAAAGCACAAGTTAGAGAAGCTATAACAAGAGATGAAATTAGGTAAAGTTGCTAGACTATTTTCTAAAGATAAATCTAAACCTTCAAAGGTAGATGAACTTTTAGAATCTATGCCTACGATAGCATCTAAAGATGTTGACCCTATAAGAGAACCAACTTGGATTACAAAGAAAGAAGCAAAAGAAGCTAAAGAAAATTTTCAAAAAGATGTTGATAAAAAGTTTCAAGAAACAGGAGTTGAAGACCCTAATGATATGCTACTCCTTGCAGAACTTGACGATATTATTTTAGGTAATAAAGCAGGAGTTGCACCTTCTGATGAAATTTTAGGAAAAGGTTGGGAGAAATCTGGTCTTGTAGATAAAAAAGATAATAAAGCTTATTTATTACGATTTGCAGGAGATGAAGAAGAACGAGATATGTTTTTACGTAAATACGTAAGCATATATGAAAATTGGGCAATTAAAAAAGACGAACAAATTAATGAGTGGTTAGCTAAAACCGAAGAAGGTAAAAGATTTCAAATTTTAAATACAGGTCAAATTTTTACTCCTTTAGACGATGTATCTTTAATGCAAAAAACATCTAAACCAACACAAACTGAATTAGATATTATGAGACAATTAAAATCAGAAAATACTTCTGATATTACACTAGAGGATATTGACCGTTACGATTTTGCAAAAGGAGGAGAAAGTAAGTTTCCTGATTTAACAGGTGATGGGAAAGTTACTCAAGCAGATATTTTAAAAGGAAGAAAAGTATTTCAAGAAGGAGGAGAAGCGACAGCTTCTCAAATGGATAAATTAATGGGAACACCAGAAGTAATCCCTGAACCAATGCCTGAGTCAGAACTAATGCCTGATGAAGAAATGGAATCTAACTATGTAGATTTTGTAGTTGAACAAGCATTAAATCCTCAAGAACAAGAATATTTAGAAAAAGAATTAGAAAGCAACGATACATTAAGTATGTTATTTGACAAAGTAATAGAAGTTGCTTCAGAGTTTTCTGGAGAAGGTCCAGTTGATGGACCGGGCACAGGAGTCTCCGATTCGATACCTGCAAGGTTATCGGATGGAGAGTTTGTCTTTACAGCTAAAGCTGTTGAAGCTATAGGAGTCGAAAAACTCGAACAACTTATGGAAGCAGCAGAAGTTGATTATGACAGACGAATGACAGCATATGACGGTGGAGTAATAAGACAAGAGATAGAAAAAGTAGAAGAAGAACAAAATTCTCCTACTGAACAAAATATCAATGTTACTAAAACTACTCTTGATAATCAACAACAAGTTGCTCGTCAAGAAGAAGATTTAGCAGGAAAAGCAATCAAAGAAAATATGATGCTAGACCCTTATCAACAACATGTCAGAAGCTAAGAGCGTAAAGCCACCCTTTTATAGGCACTTTACATAATAATAACCGAAAGGCTACCTTTTACAAAACAAACCCTGCAAGTGCACAAGCAGCTACTTTGTTAAATGAAGCCCTGAGTAGGAGAAAAGAAAATGACTGAACAAGTCGCAATAGAAGAAACAGCTAACCCATATAATTCTAAAAAAGATTATATGGATGGCAAAGAAGATAAACCTTTTGTATCATCAAATAGTTTATTCTTTGACGAAACATCTTCTGAAACATCTAATGTTGAAGAAATGTCCGTAGAAGAAGAGGTTCAAAATGAGGATAAACCTTATCAAAGACCTGATTATAAAAAACGATATGATGATTTAAAAAGACATTATGATTCTAAATTAAATGAATTTAAAGCTAGGGAGCAAGAGTTACTAGATGAAGCTCTAAAAAATAGACCTGATTATGTAGCTCCTAAAACTCCTGAAGAATTAGAAGCATTTAAAAAAGAATATCCTGATGTTTTTGAAGTAGTAGAAACTGTAGCTCATATGCAAAGTAGTGAGAAAGCTAAAGTTCTAGAAGAACAACTTTCAACTCTACAAGCTAGAGAACAGGAGACATTACAAAGACAAGCTTTAACTAGATTAAGAGAAAGACACCCTGATTTTGAAGATATCAAAAATAGTGCGACTTTCCAACAATGGGCAAAAGAGCAACCTGAATCTATTCAAACATGGATATTCAGTAATAGTGATGATGCTGATTTAGCTAGTAGAGCATTGGATTTATTCAAAAGAGATATTGGATTAGATGCTTCTTCTGTTCAAGAACCTCAGTTACGTTCTGAAAACCGTGCAAACGCAGCAGATATGGTATCAACAAAAACAACATCTGTTGACCCTAAAACTGCTAAAGTTTGGACAGAAAAGGAAATCAGTCAGTTGAGCATGGCAGAGTTTGATAAATTTGAAGAAGAGATATCAAATGCTATGCAAGAAGGACGGATTGTAAGATAACTATAATAAACTTAAAGGAGTATTATCATGGCTCAATATTTTGAACCGAGTACTGATACTGATGCTAACTTTGCTAACTCCGTAAGTGGACAGACTAATAGTTTCTTCTTACCTTCGGTTTACTCTAAAAAGGTTTTAAACTTTTTTAGAAAAGCCTCGGTTGTAGAAGCTATTACTAACACCGACTATGCCGGTGAGATTTCTGCTTTCGGAGACTCAGTAAAGATTATAAAAGAACCCGTTATTTCTGTGTCTGATTACACAAGAGGTAGCGATACAACAGCAACCAAACTAACAGACCAAGAACTTACTTTGGTAGTTGATAGTGCGAAAGCTTTCAAATTCATCGTAGATGATATTGAAACTAACATGTCGCATGTGAACTTCAAAGAAGTAGCTTCTAGCTCTGCTGCATATGCATTGAAAGATTCATATGATGCTGCAGTTATAGCTGCTATGTTCTCTGGTGTGTCAAGTTCTTCACCTGACCACGTTTTAGGTACTGACAATGCTACAGATTTAGCAGCAGGTACTTTTGACGGAACAGGTAACCTTGACATAGGTTTTGGTTCTAGTGAGCATGACCCAATAGACGTTATGGCTAGAATGGCAAGACTACTTGACGAACAAAATGTTCCTGAAGAAGGAAGATGGTTCGTTGCAAGTCC